AAGTAATTAAAGGCCCGAACTATAAACGTCCAGATTTAACCGACTTAGTGGAGACCCCTGATGAAAAATAACTACCTACCAACCGACTACCAAACCTTTATTGCTACCAGCCGCTACGCACGATGGCTGGAAGAGGAAGGCCGCAGAGAGACATGGGGTGAGACAGTATCCCGGTACATGACTAATATTGTGCGGCCTAAAGTCGGTGCTGAATTTAATACTTCCGAAATAGAACAAGCTATACTTGGGTTAGAGGTGATGCCTTCTATGCGGTCTCTGATGACTGCGGGACCAGCAGCTAACCGTGATAACACATGTATGTACAATTGTAGTTATCTAGCCGTAGATGACCCTAAGTCCTTCGATGAGGCTATGTTCATCCTCTTGTGTGGTACTGGGGTTGGCTTCAGTGTTGAGCGGCAGTTCATCAAGAACCTTCCTGAAGTTCCTAAGCTCTTCGATAGTAATACCATTGTAGCTGTCAGAGATAGTAAGGAAGGCTGGGCTAAGGCTTTCAGACAAGTATTGGCACTCCTTTGGGCTGGTGAAATTCCTAAGTGGGATGTAACTAGAGTAAGACCTGCGGGTGCTAGACTGAAGACTTTTGGTGGTAGGGCAAGTGGTCCGGCTCCTTTGGTTGATCTATTTAACTTCGCTGTTAGTACTTTTAAGGAAGCACAGGGACGTAAGCTTTCGTCTATTGAGTGTCATGACTTGATGTGCAAGGTCGGTGAGATAGTTGTTGTAGGTGGTGTACGCCGCAGTGCTATGATAAGTTTATCTAATCTATCAGATGATCGTATGCGTCATGCCAAAAGTGGTAAATGGTGGGAGAATGATCCTCATCGCGCCCTAGCTAATAACTCTGTCTCCTACTCTGAGAAGCCTGATAGTATGTCCTTCATGCGTGAGTGGATGGCTCTGGTGGAGAGTGGCAGCGGTGAGCGTGGCATTTTCAATAGACAGGCTGCTAAAAAACAAGCTGCTAAGAATGGACGCCGTGACGCTGACTATGAGTTTGGGACTAACCCGTGCAGTGAGATAATTTTACGGGGTCCGAAGCTTGATAAGAATGGGCAACCTATTGCTGGTACTGGTGGACAGTTTTGCAACTTATCAGAGGTCGTTGTTAGAGCCACTGACACGCTTAAAGACCTTGAGCGTAAGGTACAACTAGCCACTATCTTAGGCACTATCCAAAGCACCTACACTAAGTTTCCTTACTTGCGTAAGGTATGGGAAAATAACACCGCTGAAGAGCGTCTGCTTGGTGTAAGTCTGACAGGGATTATGGACAACCCGCTAATGACTTCCAGTAATAAAGGTTTGGATAAAACCCTAGAGCATTTAAAGAATGTTGCTATTGATACTAACACTGAGTGGTCTAGCCGCCTTGGTATTCCTATATCAGCCGCTATCTGTTGCGTAAAACCATCCGGCACGGTTTCTCAGCTTGTTGATTCCAGTAGTGGGATACATGCTCGACACTCACCGTATTACATCCGCACAGTACGGGGCGATAATAAAGACCCTCTAACGCAGTTTATGATAGACCAAGGCATTCCCAATGAGCCAGAAGCGTTTAAGCCGGATCAAACGACTGTATTCAGCTTTCCAGTGAAGTCTCCAGAAGGTGCTGTATGTACGTCTGATATGACTGCCCTTGAACAACTTAACATGTGGTTGATGTACCAAAGACATTGGTGTGAGCATAAACCAAGTGTAACTATCAATGTGCAAAAGCATGAATGGTTTGAGGTAGGTGCATTTGTCTATGAGAACTTTGACGAAATGTCGGGGGTATCCTTCTTGCCCTATAATGATCATACGTATCAGCAAGCTCCTTATCAAGAATGTTCAAAACACGACTATGAAACGCTACTATCTTGTATGCCAGAAAGCTTAGATTGGTCTAAACTAGCAGAGTATGAGCAAGGGGATAATACCGTTGCAATGCAGACAATGGCCTGTACTGGCGATAGCTGCGAACTTGTAGATATCTCTGCATAAATCTTAAAAATGTATAAAAAAAGCCCCCTTACCAGTTGACGGTTTGGGGGCTGATCCTATATAAGATTCATGTGAGGTTTGGTTATCCTTGCTAGTTGGTTGAAGCCCTCTGTTAGCAATAGCAGGGGGCTTCTTTTTATCATACTAGAACGCTTTCTGTAGTTTTAGTACTCCATTAATCATTGTGGATAATGCCCCCGCTGTAGAAGAGACAGCACTACCGAAAGCTCCAGACGTTTGCTCGTCTTCGTCCTGTACCCTGACATCATACTTAGCTGCATATGCAGAAGCCGATACTAGGTTTTTAATAGCCCGTTCAATCTCACCAGCGGGTCTACGTAAAGCAACCATCTCAGCGACTTTAGCAAACTCTCTAGGATTAGATATAATAAGACCTAGTGTATCCTGACCTACATTTTTAGCAGCATTCTCCATTTCAGATACTAGATTGGCTGACCCACGGCGCATTGCTGCGGATGTCGGGTTCATATAGCCACCTGTAATCAGGATAGCACCCTGCACAGCATCACGTATACCTAAATTTGGAACAGTGTCTGATCCGGGTGCTGCCGGAGTAGCCTTAACTCTACCTGCTATGTTTGTATCACCAAGACCCCTAAGTGCAGCTTCCAAGCCTTCTACAATAAAAGGTTCGTCTTGGAATAAAATACGTAAACCAGATAACGTACCATCCAATTCTTCATTAGAAATCTTAGATAGCTTGGCTAATTTAGTATTGTATGCAGCCCTGTCAGGGGCAACCAGACCAATAGGAGTATCACCAAAGACCCGTGCAGTAACTTGCTTGATTGCAGAAGATTTAACAGACTGTAATACAAGGTCACGTTGTGGACCTACAGGCATTCGATCTATCTCTGCAAGCAATGCTTCCATAGCTCCACCAGAGTTTTTACCCGTAACTAATTCACCAATAGTGATATCAGGACGATCCACAGTTTTGTTTTTGTTATAGGTATCCACGAACTTATCTAGAATACTAGTTTCTAAAGCGTCCTGTTGCCTCTTTGCCTGTTCTAGTAGCTTATCCGCAGCCAATGTCTTAGAGCCAAGCTCTACTTGAACAGCGTCTATATCGTTTATTGCCCGTTGAAGATCGCCGTAGAGTGGTGAGTTATTGTTCTTAAGTTGTTGAGCTATAGTATTGAATGAATCCTGTGCAGCTACGTACCCTACTCTATCATTATCTCGCAATGCCTTTGCCATTTTAAGCGTTGCCTGAGATATATAATAATCCATGATAGGCTTAGAAACGTCTGCGCCCATAGCAAGCTCTAGCTGTTTAAACAGGTCGCCTGTTTTATTTGCCATAACTGTATCGGCTAAATTAGGAGCCTCTGCGTTTAGGTTCCGCTGCCCTACAGGAAGTTGCTTGGCCTGAACAACAGGTATGTTGTCGCCTCTACTAACACGCTCCCTAAGAAATGAAGAGTATTTTTCCATAAAGGGTGTTTCAAACCACCTACCCATAGCCGCGTTAAATGTATTATCTGCCGCAATAGCTGCATCTGCTACAGAGCTATCAGATACGTCTTTCATGTAACCAAGCTGACCATTATCTGAAGTAATGTGCTTCTTCAGTTCAATAAGCTTAGTGGCTATGCCAGACCCTTGAGGCTCTGCTTGGATCATTTGCTCAAGCTTCTGTTTAAGCTTGTACAGGTCTTGGAAGCCAATTGTGCCTTCAAGGTCTGCAAGAACCTCATCCGCAGTCTGTAGCCTCGTTGTACCGCCCTCTGGAGGCATTGTATCAGAGAAGTATCTTTCCGCTGCCTCTGGGCTATCAAACTGTGAAGTATTAGGTGCTGATACGTCAATCTCTCTTGGTTTAAATACAGCACGAATTTCAGACAGTAGGCTAGATACTTTGGCATTATCCTTGCCTTCAGTCCTAAGCGGATCAATCTCTGTAATTACTTTGTTAATTTCCTCACGCAGCATTTTTAACTGCGTTTTATCTAGCGGAGTGTTAGGTATCGCAGCGTAGGCAGCTTCAACTTCTTTCCAAGTCTGTCGATATGCCTCAACGCCATCCTCACCAAACACTTTTTGAATAACTGCTAAGTCTGTCGTTTCGTCTAGCAACTCTTTAGGATCAACACCATCCAGCATCTGTTTAATTACAGGATTTTCTGCAAACACTGCGTCTGTCTGCGCTGCTAGAGTATCAACTTCACCCGCTAAAGTCTGAGTGTTGAAATCAGCGGTTTCAACATCTGATCGGCGTAAGTCCACCAATTCCTGACCAGCATCTTTAGTAGTAAATCCTTCCGGTGCAAGATCATCTCCGGCGTCTTTTAGCACCTGTTGAGTGCTATCAATCATATTAGACTGTGCCATTCTTGATTGTACATTCTCAGGAACGGACCGTTGAATATCAATCATGCGCTGCACTAGTGCGGTAGCTTCTTCATTAACAAAATCATCAAACTTATCACCCATTTGGTTCTTAAGCTTTTGATTAGTGACTGTGACGTATGCTTTTGCGCCCTTCATTAGTGCATTAACAGTGTCTACTGGAACAGCGCCTTCTACATCACCTATCTTAAGATGTATTTCTGCATTGTTGTTCAGTACTTTGGCTAATTGACGTACATTTTGTAAGAAGTCTTTAGCACCAAGGTCTTTTAGCTTGGGGTCTAGGTAGGTTAGAGTATTTAGAATAGTGCCTTCTTTAATGGTTCTAGTTAAATACTCTTTATCAAGTGCAGATCGTAGCCCCTGACCTCTTCGGCCCAGAAACCCTGCACCCTTCATGAGACCTGCTAGAGCAACATCAAATACACCATCAACTACAAGACTATCAACCACCATAGCTACATCATTAGCGGTTTCTTCTTTAATGTTAGGCAATACAGATTTGATATTATCGCCAGTAACTAAGAGGCTACTATCACCATCAGTTGTAACCACAGCCTGTGCAAAAGCAGCCCCTAAAGAGCCGCCTAAGTAAGCCCTAGCCGCAGGTTTTAGCTTAGACCCTGCCCCAGCAACCGTCTTAAATGTCTTGTATCCTTTAGCCGCTGGAATACCAAACGCAATCATGTCAGTCAGGAAGCCTTCAAAGCCCCCGGACTCTAATTCTGGTATACGTTTCTCTAAATCGCTTTCTTCAGTTATATTTACTTCTAAACTACCATCATCATCACGTTCTACTAAGCCACCAATAGAAGTAACAATACGTCTAGTACCACTGTCGATAGCTCTACTAATCATATTACTATCAACCGTAGGAATACGGGTCATTTTTACTTCGTTATTATCGTCTACTTCATAGTAAACGGAGATAGGCTCTCCCATAGCATCTACTTCAGACGCAGCCCACCAAGGGACTTCTGTAGTGGGATACTTAGCTTTCTCAGCTTCAGCCGCTGCTTCAAACTCAGCCTGTTGATCCTGTATTTCCTGACGCTCTACTTGGGCAGTATTGGGATCATCAGATATCCCCACAAACTGCATAGCATCACCAAACCCAGCCTGAATTTTACCAAAAAGTCCTTGACCTTCAGGCTGTACTATAGGCTCCCCAGATTCATTTTTAAGATCACCGTAGAAGTAATCATAGTCTTTTACTGGGTTAGACTGCTTCTGCTTAAGCTTATCAGTAGCACCAGCATTTAATACTTCTATCTGTTGCTGTTTCTGTGCAGATGTTAAGCTTTCGTCATTCTGAATACGACTTAAAGTTGCCTGATAAGCTTCATCACTTTCAAGAAGCCTTTGGGTTCTTAGTAACTCTGCTTCTCTATCAGCCGCAAGTTCTAGCTCAAGTATTTCTTCTTGGGATAGTTCTTCCATACTTACTGTCCTCGCGCTTCATTTAAAATTAGTGTGGCTTGCGCTCTGCTAAGTTTAGGGTCTTGCTTCATCAAAGTGTTTATGAGTATAATGTCTTCGTAATCAGTTCGCTCTATTAAAGTCTTAGCAGACTGAGAAGATTTAATCTTAGCATTTTCAGGTATACCTTCTAAGGTTGCACCATCCCCGTAGAAATCATTCTGGCCTTCGTTATTGTTGCCACTACCATTGCCACCTTGCTCTACAATAGGTCCAGTAGAAGGACTGCCGTTTAGCCAAGCCATCTCAGCATCTAGTCTGTTGAACCTAATAAACTCATCCATATTTCGTGGATAGTTACCGATAGGCTGTCCTGATGTACGCTCAAGTGAAGCTACTTCAGCATTCATACCTTTTCCGGTTTCTTCAGAGCCGAAGATATTTTCGATACTGCCGCGAACTTTTCCAATAGTTTCATTAGTAAGCTGTCTCAAGAGACCTTCAAAGGTTTCTAGCTTACCATCACTGGCTTTTACCTGTCTTAGAGCCTGTTTAAAGTCAGTGTCTGACAGACCTCTGCCTGATTGCTCTAGGTTCACAGAAGCATACAAGTAAGCGTACTTAAGTATTTCGGCATCAAATAGTGCTTGTGCGGATGCCGTACCCTGAAGCTGTTCATTCATTACCCGATCAACAACTTGTTCTGGCGATAGCCCTTGGTTAGCGTAATTAGTTAAAGTATCTAAGTTAATAGACAGACGCCCAAGGAATGAAGCCGCAGTACCTACCGTAGTAAGCACCTCTGGGTTTTTAGTAGCTATCTCAGATAGTCGTTTAGCCGATCTAATAGTACCCAGAGATTTAGACTGTACCGCAGACATTGGCGTTAATAGATCATCCCTGATCCTAGTATAGTCTTTACTTATTTCTCTACGAATACTTTCTGGAATTGGTTTTGCTTCGGAAGTAGGCTCAACTACCTCATTTGTGTAGATGTCTCTGAGTTTACCATCAGTGTCACGCTTGACGTAGCTGTCGCCTACCCTGAACATTTCACTATTGGTGATTATCTCAGCATCATCGGCGGGGCTAATCAACTCAGATACAGCTTTCTCCATAGCACCGATCTGTTCAAACGTCATTGCCGAAGGATTTTCGATTTGATTATCTTCCATCCACTTACGCCGTGCGCGTTCTTTAGGGTCTATAGTTTTACCTTCGTTAGCAGCCGCCTCTTGTTTTTGAAGCTCTACATGCATTTTTGTATATGCAGCTTTAAGAGCGTCATTACCTTCAAACTTAGCTTCGTTAGCAATCAGGTATCTGTTCAACTCATCTAAAGTCTCAATACCTGCCAATTCGCTGGAGCCACTTTCTGTTGCTTGAGCTTCTAATGTAGGCTTCAAGCGTAGTAGTGCAGCGTATGCTTCTTTGTTATTTTCCTCTGTAATCGTACCGGAGTCGAGTAAAAGGTCTACTTCAGTAAGTGACATTTTAGAAAGGTTCTTGGCGTCTTGCCACCACTCTACAGAATTTTTAGCAATACTTGTTCTACCGGACCATAATTTCTCCCACGCAGCCAAATCTTTCTCTGCCTCTTTACGTACAGCTTCGTCTGTAGAGGCCAAGCTTTCTGCAAGACCTGTTCTAGCTGCCCAGCTTGTGAAGGCTAAATCTTTAGGCTTACGATCCTTACTGTCTTTTTCTTTAGCAAGAGATATAAGCTTTTCTATTGTTACCATTTGTTCAGGTTTGGCTCTATCACCATATACTGCCTTAAGACCCTCTATAACACCCACATCTGCGCCAACCATTTTCTCTAGGATTGCATCATCCAATGGCCTGTTGTTTTGAACCGCATCAAATATAGTAATAGCGTTTTCAATATTCTTAACAGCCTCTGGCTTGTCGCTTGTAAGCTTCCAAAGTTCAAGTCGAGCTACTAGTACCTGTCTTTCGTCTTCTGACGCTAGCTTAGTAAATATCTCTTCAGGCTTATTCCAGAATGCACCTTCTTGCTCTATGGCTTGTTTGGCAACTACAAACTCCTTCAGTTTTGTTATGTCTTCGTCAGAGACATTCTGCCCACCGATACCTGCTTCCATCTGATTAATTTCAGCCTGAAGCTCTGCGGATGTCTTACTACGGATATCCGCTGTACTTAAGCCGCCGAAAGTCACCCAGCCTTTAGAAGATGCTACATCACGTATCTGTTGTGCAGTTTCTTCTGCATTAGGATACTTATTAGGGAAGTCTCTTCCTTGCTTTAGAACCCTGTCAATCTCAGCTTCCCATGTACCTGCCTCAAGAGTACTCATGTCGAACTCTGTGCTTGTGCCAAACAGATTATCAGTCTGCGTATTTAAACTATTAGCAGCCGTTTCTAGATTTGTACTAACAGATGTTTCAGTCTGATTTTCTGGGGCTGATAAACCACCGTCTGGGTTTCTAGATAGAACATCTTTTAGGCTGTCTATAGTAAAAGATTCCTTAGCAAGTACACCTGCATACTCCCCCCCATCTACTACAAATCTTCCATTAGCTTTTGGAGTTATCTTGTAGCCATTATGATAAATTGGAACTGTATTAGAAGAAGTGTCTACTTCAGGGACATCTACTACAGGTACATCAGTACTTGCGGTATTCGTCTGTACAGGTGCATAAAACCCATCAACAGTCTTTCTAAAATTAGGGCTAGCAAGTAAATCTTGTACGCCCTTGTAAGTGGTGATGCCCATATCCTGAACGGCGGTAAATATCTGGTCATTCATGCCAGCAAGACCTGCCGGATTACTGGGTGCATTTGAATATCCTGATGTTACATCAGCCATCGCACGGGTAATATACCCTTTAATCTTCTTATCAGCCGCTTCTTTAGCAGCCTGTTTAGCTGCCAATGCTTTTCGTTCAGCCGCTTTCTGTTGTTTTTCTATAAGGTCTTCCTTACGGCGCTGTTCTGCTTCAGCCCGAATACCAAAAGTAACCTGTTCAGCAAATCCCATAAAGCCATATGGATCGGGATCAGCCTTCTTATAACTACCAGACTTTAAACCTGCCCGTACAGTTGCAGCTTCACTTTTAAAGCTCATCTTCAGGCTCCTCTTCTACCATAGGATCAGTTTCTGGAGCGTCTGCGCCACCAAGCATTTCATCTTGTTCTTCTGAAGTAGCTACCATCTCATCTGGCATACCCATGAGACCGCCCATAACGGCCTGTGGTGATACTTCAGGCTCTTCAGCAACTTCTTCCGTATCTTCTTCCTGTTCGACTATTCCTAGCGCCTGTTTTAGCAGAGTTGGCGTTATGACGATTTCATCTTTATCCCGCACACCCATTTCGTAAGGCTTGCCTAAGTCTTTAGCGATAATCTCAACATATCGTGCTACCGGACCAGCAATAATAATTGCTAGATCAATAGGCATTTTACCTGTAGATACGGCCTGTAGCAGTAGCGTAGACACGATAGTTGATACTTGTGCGTCTATATCCAACATCGCAATCACCATTTGGGACTGAAATGGATCATCTATTCTATTAATAATGTATTCAACCGCAGGGTCGTAATCTACGATATCAGGTGGCCTGTGCCATGCGTAGTTTCGGGTATCAGCTAATAGGTTAGCACCGGGGATAGGTGAACTATTTCTCATCTTTTTCTCCCTTGTCTTTCTCGACAGGCTCACCAAGCAGTTCTTCTTCTAACTGGTCGAAATACTCAGGGGTATGAAACAGAGTTCCTTCCTCTGCCACTTCAGCCAACTTAGTTGGCATCTTTCCCTCAAGGAACTTTTCTATGGATAATTTAACTGCGTCTTGAAACTGCATGTCTTAACTCTTTCTTTTAACCGCCCAACCACCAAGGTTTAGAACCTGCGCCTAGTACTGCCCCGCCAATGGAGAGAACAGACTTCCAGAAGCTACTACTGCTACTGCCGCCTTGCTGACCAGCTTGTGCCTGAAGCTGCGCTGTTAGTAATAGTAACTCGCGCTGTTGATCATTGTCGGCTGATTTCCAAATGTAGTCTAACAGACTATCTGCATCATCCCATAAAGCATTCTGGGCTTCTTGTGTGATATCTAGTGCATTTTTAATATCAGTGCTAGCAGCGTCAAACTTATTTTGATTGTTTGTTGTGGCTACGTCCTGACGCCAAGTAGCGTTCATCTTATCAATATTATACTGCATGTTAGCAACGTACTGTTGCCTAGAGTTTCTTAAGTCTGCTAAAAACTCAGAGTTGTCGTTGATTTCACCAGCATTGAACTTCTTAAGCGCATTGATTTCTGTAGCGTTATGACGTTGTATTGAAGCATTTAACTCATCGTAGAACTTAGCCATGTCATTCCGGCCCTCTGCCGTGAACAAGGCTTGTGCGTTAATTGCCTCAGTATTCTTAAACAGAGCGTCTACCATAGCCTGTTTATTGATGACCATAGCTTGCTGTTCGTTTGTTAAATTTTGTAAATCCATCTCTAAGAAGGCTTTGGCATTCTGAACAGCGGCTGTCTCACGGGCGTCTAAGTTACCCATTTCAAACTGAGCTAATATCTTAGCTTTATTAATAATCGACTCTTGGCGATTGTCTAGGTTCTTAACTGTGAGTGTTTGGAAGAATGCCGCTTCTTTGTCTGCTACACCAATAGTAGCTTCCATAATAGCATTGGCATATGCTTCTGTAGCCGCAGTCCCTGTCATGCCGCCAAATGCAATGGTCTGTTGTATCCCTCTTAAATCAGCTTGCGCCCAAGTAGGTATTCGTGCATTACCATTGCTGTCTTTAAACTCCGCAGATATTAACTTTATCTGACCCATCAAGGTTGCTTTATGGTCAGTATAATTACCCTCGCCTAATGCTTGGGCCAACATCTTACCTTCGGCTGTAGAAGTATTAATAACTGTAGAGATATTCTGGGAAGCAAAGTTATCTAGGCTATCGCCCATAACCCCTTCACCCTTAGCCTCTGCCTCTACATCAATCTGTATGTTGTCAGCGTCTACAAGATTGTCACTGTCTATTTCACCAGTAACCCCTGTCGCTAGCATGTCATCTGTTATAACATTTTCTGTAACATCATATGTAGCAGCTTCTGCATTGGCTATGCTATCTACCTGAACACCATCTGTCACAGTATTAACATCAGGCATGTTGATATCATCAAGACCCTCAAAGTCTCCCATGACTGTGCCTTCAGCGTCTGCATCAAGTTCTGGTACATTGTCGGATACGTTAAGGCCACGATCTTTTAGGTACTTCATCGCGTTAGCAATGATTTCTTCCTGAGTACCTTTGATGTCAGTAAAACCAGCGGCTTTAGCCATCTCCAGTACTTTGTCGTAGTCACTCTGACCAGTACCTGTACCATCACCAGTTTCAGGCTCACCTATACCTGCGTTGGCATCAGCGTACTGTTGAATTTCATTATTATCGTCATCGCCACCAGTGTTCTGGCTAGCTGTGTACTGATATGCGGTTTGGTCAGATAAGTTATCAGGATCGTAGTTAGGATCACTATACTTATTCCCGTTCTTATCTACGGGTAAAGACAGGGTATCCACCATTTTACCATCAACAATACTAACCTCATACGGCAAGTTTAGAAAGTTATATGAATACAGCATACCATCGCCGTTATCATATACCTGATTATCTTTTCCGTTCTTATCTTTATATGTACCAGACGCTTGGTTCTCTGGATCAAGGCCGTTTGCCCAGCCCGTGAGTGCGCCCAAGGCTTTAGGTATTAAACTTAGACCGCCAGTGAGACCAGCGCTAACAGCCGTGCCTACAGTGCTACTACTCTTGTATGTTCCTTTTAAAGTGTCTTCTTGTTTGTTGTTAAAACCAAAGTTAAATCCACCAAAGGGAATAGTCAGGTTTTGGTTAACCGTTATAACATTACCGTTGTCCTGTGCTAACTCTGGGTTAGCGTCTATTAATGCCTGAACAGTAGTATTGTTTTTCTGTGCGATTTCAGAAAGGGTGTCGCCCTTAGCCACGGTATGTGTCTTGCCAAAGATAGAACTACCCAAGCCACCTGTAACGTCACTAACTGTGTTGCTTACTATTTGTCCAACACTGTTACTACTACCGTGTCCCGAAGACGTAGAACCTACTTGTGCGTTGTTATTATTTTGACCAGTACTACTACTGTCCATAATACCGCCGCCAATAACTTTGTTGGTATTTGTATCAACAAGTGTACCGCCTTGGTATTCTTTACCATCGCCAGCGGTAAATGCGTTTGCAACACTTTCTCCAAAGCTATTGCCGCCACCAATATTTTCAGACCACCAACCCATTAGAGATTATCCTTCTTATTTTCACAGGCTCTAATACGATCCCGTAGCTGTATATAATCGGTAACGGCAGTTTCGATAGCATCACTGTCTTGCGGAAGACTTGTTAGTTCTTCTGCCAGCTTTTCGTTGTATTCTTTTGAGTAGTCTGCCATTGGGGGGCAGTAGACCTCTAGGTTGGTCCTATAGACCGTTCCCCCGCAGCCGCTCAGTAAGAGACTTACGATCAGTAATGTTGTCGTTTTCATGCTCTGCCATTGCCTTATAAAAGTCAGTAGTTTTTTTCTGTGCTTGTAGATCATCCTTAAGCACTTTGTTTTTTTCTTTAGACCGTCCAGTAACCTGACCCATTACGTAGATTATAGGTAAGGCTAATGCCAATGCACCTATGATATAGGTCTTTATTTTTCCAAAGACGAACACTAGTGAATGCCTTCTTTATTGTCTTTGAACCGTGCATATGCTGCCAGCGCAATGCCCCCAATAGCCAGTATTAGGAATATTGTTTTAAGCATTGGAGCATAGCTTACTAAACCCTGTATTTGACCAGATACTTCGTTTAGGGCTGTTGCTGCGCCAGCAATACCTGCACCCGCCATTGTTTTGGACTTTGCCAAAGACTTAGGTGCTTCTGCGGTAGGCTTCTGTGGCATCTCTGGCCCACCCTCATCAGAGGGTAACTGTGCATCACGGCTAAAGACAGCGGCCTCTGCCGCACGGCGTCTAGTCAATCCACGCAGGGGCTGTAACTTACCATCTACACGGGCCTTGTTCCACCGCATGATTTGCTCTGGGCAATCATCGTAATTTCCTGAGTTTAGTTTTTTCAGCAAAGTTGATGACTTAAATGCACCACCACCTAAGTTGAATACAAATGATACCAGAGCATCATACTGCCCCTGTGTCAGTGGTACATTAACTAGTCGTTTAACAATCTTACCGTGTTCGTCTAAGTCTGCTATTAGACGCTGTTCAGCTTCTTCTACTGTGCATCGCATACCAGAGCGGATGCCTTTAGTGGCTCCGTAGCCCAGTGTCCACTTATTTGCCGGACATCTATACGAATGGACTAAACCATCATCCTTCAGTTTATGTAGACCTTCAAACTTTTTAACAAGTTCTACACAATCTGGGGATACGTTTGTTGGATGCATATTGTTACCTCGTTGTTGCGTAAGGGGAAGCAAATCCAGTGCTTGGTGCTGCGTTAGACATCGCCGGACTTAAATTACCCATTGATGTATTGGCCCCTTGAATAGTACTTAGTTGCGCTAAGTTATTAAGACTTCTGTTAATATTCATAACCTGATCACCCATGCGATTTCCTTGGGCATCAAAAGAACGCAACATTAAATTACCGTTGTCATCAATGGCGCGGGATACCGTAGTACCATTCTCCATTACAGAATTTTGAATTAAGTTACCCTGATCATCAAATGCTTGACCAAGCTGCCTAAATTCATTTCGCATATTAGCATCAAGATTGGTCTGTTCAGCCGCTAGACCTGCTAGATCACGGGTCTGGTTATCCAGCTTCTTATCTTGCTGAGTAAATCCTCTAGCAATCGCCTGTAGTTCCGCTCCAGTACTAGCCTCTGCGGAGTCGAAGCGCCGATCAAGTTGACCCATCAATGATTGCTCATAGGCTTCCGCATTACCCAGCATAGTGTCTACGTCCATAGAGACAGCACTTAGCTCATTACCGTTGGCGTCAATCTTGCGCTCCATAATAACGCCTTGGGCGTCCATAGACCGTGTTATTGTATTGCCTTGTTCGTCTATAGAGTTTGCAATCAATTGACCATTTTCATCAAAAGAGTTAGCAAGTTTAGTATACTGGTCTCTAGTGCTTGCCTCAAGCGTATCACTAGAAGTTTGTATCAAATCTCGAACATTACCAAGTCTAGTTGAAAGATTTTCTGATGCTGTTTGATCTGCAAGAGAAGCGTCTGAAAAGCCTGTACCTATAGCAGCGCCCACGTTTTTAAAGCCAGCGTCAATACCTGTACCCAGAGTGCCAATAGTTTTAGCAATATCACCCTGACCTGTAGCAGTTGCCTGTGCATAATCACCAAGGTCTTCGCGTAGACGGTCAGTTTGATTTGCCTGTGCGGTGGCAAGATCAGCCCGTGCTGTTGTAGCCAATTCAGTATCTTGTCCATACCTGTCTACAAAGCTATCGAAGTTAGATGAGAATGTATCCTGACCTGACTGTAGCGCGGCTTGATTTTCAAGCGAAGACGTAGCATAGGCGTCCTGATTACCGGACATAGTATTAACACTATCTTGCAGCGTACCTTGATTGCCTGTGATAGTTGTTTCTGCACTATTAAGATCAGCACCAAGATTATTAAGGGACGTATTCGCGCTATCAAATCCAGCATCTACCGCAGACTGTACGCCGCCCACGTTTGTATCAAGACTGTCAAACCTACTACCAGCGTCTGCAAAGCCCTCTGTCATTTGATTGCTTGTGTCAGTAAACCCTGTGTCTACCGCAGACTGTACCCCACCAACGCTAGTATCTAATGTATCAAATCTACCAGTAGCGTCCTGAAAACCTGTATCAAGAGAAGCTTGTGTAGCTAGGCCACCTGTATTGTTCTGTAGCGCCGTAAGCATGTCATTATAATATTTAGCTCTTCCCGTAGCAGCGTCTGTTTGACCCTGCGTAAGGGCATCACCGTAGCCTTGTACAACACCCGTAAGATTAGTAAATCCGGTATTAGTATTAGCATTAATGCCTGTGGTAGCGCCTTCGATTTTAGTACCAAGCCCAGTGATACCTTCGCCTACGGCTGTAAAACCTTCTTGGGCTTGCTCACCAAGACCCGTCTGATTAGTTTGAAGCTGTTCATACTGATCATCACCTAGTCCCGTGTTGGTAACCGAAGTGGTTGAATTAAAACTCATCTGTTCATCCTTTCACGGCGAGGAAACCTACGTCCCTATAACCCATCCTTGTTAGAAATTTCTTATAGCCAGTACCGTAGGCTTCAGTAGACGCGCCGATAGAGATTTCTTCTGCGCCGTTTTTCCGGCCCCATTTTTCAAAAGCTTGGACCATTTGCTTTAGTATCTTTGGGGCATGTCTACGATATTCCGGTAGTATACATACTGCCCAATCCCCTGCGTATTTCATGTCACTAAAATAATGATGATCTACATACCCGTGGAAGTATCCTAGTATATCGTCAGAGCCTTGTTTAAGAGCCACCGACACATATACAGGGCTATTTGGTTTAAGGCTTAGAGATAACAGCTTTCTTACTTTGCTTTCGTTGTAGCTGAAAACTTTATACCGTGAGTTTTCGTGTAGCCACTTTGATACTTTTAGTACTGAAGGTAAGTCTGCTTCCCTAAGCCTTCTAATATATACGGTCATAGTGTGCCTAGTTAAGTACTTTTATGTATACATTATAACACTTAACTAGGTGTTACTGCAACCCCTAAGCAGCTTCTTCGACTGCCTCTTCTTTTTCGAGGCTAGCTGCTAGCATATTTACGAAAGCCTCACGGCCTACGTTTAGCTGATCTAGATTAAACTGTGCGTTTGCCAGTTTGCGATCTAAATCCTGTACATGGTTCAGCATTGTTACTTGCTGTTCCGTCATATCTTCAACAAGGTATTCTTTGTCGTTGACTGTGATTGGGGTCTTTTCTTTTTTAGCCATCACGGTTTTTCCTTATGATTATGAATTAGCTGCAATAGCAGCGTTTGCGGCGGTCATGTCTTCTGTAGTCCAGAAGTCTTTTGCAACCATTAACTGTAGATGCTCTACATTGCGTGACACAGTGTCAGTCCAATCGGCGTCTTCCATGTCCTCTGGTTGCCCAGCATTTAGCAGATCAACGGAGTGACCCATTGCTGTGTAGTGCTGTGCGATTTCTTCCGCAGTTGGTGTATCAGTCATGTCTTTCTCCTTTTCTGACTAATAAAATTAAAGCTGACTTTCAAAAGATGCAAAGTCGTTTAAAACCTCTGCTTGCATTTCTGAAACCTTTGTCCAATACGCTAGTCCATCACCACTTTCAGGATCAGAACCTTCCGCAGCGATAGCTTGATCTTGCGTATAATGCTCTCGCATCTTTTCTGTTATTAACGACGATATATTCTTGCCCTGATCTTCAATTGGATATTCTGTCCACTGACCATTTAGCAAAATAGAATAAACGCCGCTTTCATTTTTAAAGTACGTTGTTTGCATTTTTGATCTCCTTAATAATCGCCGTTACCGCCGCCGCCAATAACAGTGATTGAAACTGTTAAGTTGCTATCTTTTGTAACAACCAAGCTGTTGCCACTGGAGGAAACGCTGAATGTAGCAACACCGGTACCTTTGAAAGCTGCAACAAGAGTTTGATGGATAACAGAGTTGCCACCTCTAGGCATGTACCAATATATCAAACACCCACCATAACTTTGAAGATCAGTTGTTCCACCAATGGAAATGTTGATTAAACAAGTAATATTATCGCCCATACCCATGTCTGCGGCAGTAAAAGTTTCACTAGAGTTTCCAGTATTTCTATTAACAATCCTAAACAGAGAATTAGAAAGAGATGATCTAGGGCCACCCAATAATTCAAGAGCGGATGAACCTTGCGCAACAAATCTAGGAGTACCATCCCCATCAGACAGCACGACGTTGTTGCTTGATGTGCGGATGTCTAAGCCGGCTTCGTTGCCGTTGTATGCGCCACAGATCGTGTTTTTTGCACCTGTGGTTATAACACTCCCCGCACCCGCACCTACAGCAGTATTATTGTTTCCGCTAGTCGCTGCGGAAAGTGCTTGATGGCCCACGGCAACGTTGTTAGCACCTGTGGTCAGTGCGTCATGTGCATCACGCCCGATTGATACGTTTTGATAACCAGAAGTAATTCTGACACCAGCGTTCACGCCCAAAGCGGAGTTATAATACCCGTTTGTTACTGCGCTTAAAGAACCGCTACCCACGGCAGTATTCAATGTACCCGTTGTAACAGCGTCCAGTGCGTTACGACCAACGGCGGTGTTGTTAGTTCCTGTCGTGCCCAGATTACCAGCATGGTATCCAACGTAGGTGTTGTTAGAACCCGTGGTGTTAGCATACCCCGCTGCACGACCAACAAAAACGTTTTGTGATCCTGTGGTGTTAGCATATCCCGCCTGATAACCAAGACCTGTTATGTTACTGGTAGTGTTGTAATAAAGAGCTTGATATCCAACAGCGGTGTTGCTGTTGTCATCATTGCTGTTTAACGCCTGATATCCAACGGCTACGTTGTTGCTGCCTGTAGTTGCTGTCCTTAAAGCGTATCCACCCAACGCCACGTTTTGTGTAGCGGTAGTAGCGGCATCCATGACGTAATAGCCACTTGCAACGTTGCTGTGGCCTGTCGTCAGTCGATTTGCGGCCTTACGTCCCGCAAGTGTGTTGCCATAACCCGATGTAAGACTTTCACCAGCGGATGAACCAACCGCTACAGTGCTGTAAGCTGTTAGTTCTCCTCCAGCAAAGTCGCCAATCAAAACATTGTAGTTATTACCTGTAAACGCACCGTTGTAACCAGCACGATAGCCAACGACTGTGTTGTGACCGCCTGTTGTTGCATCACGGTATGCCTCGTAACCAATGGCTACGTTATTGTCTCCTGTCGTGATATTTCTACCAGTACCATACCCATACGCCGTGTTTGCTGATCCGCCGTTACTGTCTTCAAGGGATGCGTGGCCCATAGCCGTGTTTGCTGCTCCAGTAGCTTCAGTTTTTAGCGCAAAGTACCCAATACCAATGTTATAGTTTTGGGTAGTATTAGCGTATACCGCTTGATAACCAATACCTACGTTGTATGCGCCTGTTGTGTTGTTGCGGAGAGACTCATATCCAATAGCGACGTTATAACCAGCAGTGGTGTTGGAAGCTAGTGCGCTTCTACCTATAGCCGTGTTGAAGGACCCTGTGGTGGTAGCCTCTGCTGCGGCATAACCAATCACAATATTATCCTGACCTGTAGTAGCAGTCTGTAAAGAAAAAGGACCAACAGCTACGTTTCTTACACCTGTTGTAATGTTTTGCCCTGCTCTATGCCCAATACCTGTATTGTATGCACCTGTTGTGACATCTAACAACGCTTGGTATCCAACGGCAGTGGTCCCTGTCGCTGTGGTGTTTGCATAAGCTGCTTGATACCCAACCGCAGTGTTGTTGCTGGCGGTGGTGTTGTTATAGAGTGCCTGATGCCCTAAAGCAGCGTTGTTTGTACCCGTGGTGTTTTCACGCAGAGCCTCTGTCCCAATCGAAACATTTGAGCCTCCTGTGGTGCTGTTTACCATTGAGTAATAACCAACAGCCACGTTGCTTGTTGCTGTTTCGTTGTTAGCCAATGTACCATAGCCAACAGACGTATTGTACGAGCCTGTCGTGTTGTCTCTAAGGGCAATATATCCAAGTGCGGTATTGTAATTACCTGTGGTGTTATATTGCATTGCATTCATGCCAAATGCGGTTACATGACCTGTAGTATTACTATACCCAGCCTGAAACCCAACTGCCGTGTTGTTTGATGCAGTGCTATTATTATACAAAGCAAGTGAGCCTACAGCCGTATTAGAACCACCTGTAGTATAATACATAGCAGCACGACCAACAGCCGTGTTCTCGTCAGACGTAGCATTTGTCTGTAGCGCATTGTATCCAACCGCCGTGTTGTATCTTGCAGACGTAACAGACTGTAGAGCCTGAGTACCAATAGCAATATTTTCATTACCATTGATAATATTAGGCAAGGCATTGTTACCTATGGCTACGTTATTTTGTCCTGAGAACGTGCCGCCTACACTGCTAGGATTAAGTGTTCCCCCACCCAGTTGTACGTTGTTTGCTCCAACAGGATAATTACCATGTAGTCGTATACTCCCAGACGTAATGGTTAAGTTCCCATTCTGTATTTCTGAGGCCGTGATTATGCCATCTGCCAGTATGCTACCGTCCGACAGTACGTTTGCGAGTGTTCTTGCTTTCGTCATATCTTAACCTTCCAGAGTAGCGACACGGGCTTCTAGTTGTTCAATCCGATCCATTGCTTCTTGCAATGCCTTGACTGCTTTCATGTAGAGGATGGAGTAGTTGACCTGTTTCGTGACTGTTCCCAAATCTTCTTTGGTTTCAGGGTCAAAGTCTGGGCTTTCAAACACAAGTCCACTCATTCCAGCCGCTTCGACTTCTTGTGCAATCACGCCTAGTTTGTTTGGTGCATCAAGATTGTCAGCTTTCATGCTGTACTTACGAACAGTCAGAGCCTTGATGTCGTCCCATTGTGAGCCGCTATCCACAATGTTTTCTTTCAGCTTAACATCTGACAGTGCGCCGTAAGAGTTATTTACATTTACTACGTTACCATTTGATTTAATAGTCAGTCGTGCAGCAGGAGTACCGTCATAACAATATAAAAATTCATTCCCATTCCCATTAGGTGCTGCGCTTGTATACTGAATTAACAGACCATAAGGATCACTAGCGTGTGTATTTTGAGTTGCTACTGTCCATTGCGCCTTATCGTTTTCAAGACCCCAATGAGCTAGGGAAGATGGATTTTTAGTTGAATACCACCCTCTAGGATTACCATCCCCATCAGATATAACGATGTTGTTGCTTGAGGTGCGGATGTCTAGGCCGCCTTGGTTGCCGTTGTAGCGGCCTATAATGGTGTTGGATTCGCCTGTGGTCATGTCTTCGCCAGACGTGCCGCCGACAAAGGTATTCTTTATACCAGTAGTCATATTTCTACCAGCATAATAACCAATCAACGTATTGTACGCCGTTGTTGAGCTTGTTCGGTTATGCGTATAACCCGCTTGGAAACCAACAGCTACGTTGGCGTTTGATACGGTGTTTGTGTACAAACTCTCAAAGCCAAGACCTACATTGTTCGCACCTGTAGTATTAAGGCGCATAGCCTCTTGCCCCAATGCAACGTTGTTACTCGCCGTGGTGGTGTTACGCATTGCCAACTTACCAACAGCAGTATTCTGGCTACCTGTTGTTAGGCTCATCATACTTTCACGACCAACGGTAGTGTTACCAATACCCGTTGTAATATCCTGACCTGCAAGTGACCCTACCGCCGTATTTTCATAACCAGTTGTAACAGCTTGTAATGCTCGCTCACCAACAGCTACTAGCCCACCAGCCGTTAGGTTTCCAGATGCGGTGGTGTTGGATAATAAAGCTTTACCACCTACTGCCACGTTTTGTGTGCCAGTGCTTGTAGTTGTTAGTGTATCATAACCTATCGCTACGTTATAGCTATCTACCGCAGAAGTTGGGTTGAAGGAGTATAATGCGTGTCTACCAATAGCTATGTTTCTACTGCCTACAGTGTTTGAGTAAAGAGCCTGATAGCCAACCGAAGTGTTGCTGCTTGCGGTGGTGTTATTTATTGAAGCAGCACGACCAACGGCTGTGTTATGTTGGCCTGTTGTATTATGGTACATTGCATAAGTACCAAATGCTTGGTTTCTTGCACCTGTCGTGTTTGTGTAAAGAGCCTGATAGCCAACAGCCGTGCTTTGATCTGCGGTGGT